AGATCGATTTTTTGTCCAACGCCAGTACTGCTACGACTTTTCATACATTGTATCTGATACTTGCCGCGCTCTTTCATTGCTCTACTTGTAAAGATACCAAAGACATTATCTGCTGTATTAATTTTGGATATACCGCCACTAATATGACTGTGATCAAACTCAATTTCTTCAACTGCACTTCTGTTTAACTGCGATGCAGTTACCATTAGTATTCCAAGTTCTTTAGCCAAGTTACGCAATTCTTCACTTACATACTTGTCTTTAACAAACAAATCATTTGGACTTACTTTAGCACTTACAGGCATCAACAAATCCAAGTAGTCAATCATAATAAAGTCTACTTTGGTGCCTGTTTTAACTTGATACTCTTTTAAAAATGCTCTAATGTCATTGATATTGCTTTGCGCTGGCAATGCTTTGATTTGATAACTTCCTGCTTTTTTGCCAACTAGTTTAACTTTGAGTCCTGCTGTTTCTTTGTCTTTGCGGATATCCTTGGTACTCATCCCACTGAGCATAGCCGCAGTTCTTAACCCAGTTAGTTCTTCACTAAGTTCTAGTGTTATGTAGACTCCGTGTAATCCTTGTTGTACCCAGTTTAATGCAATATTCATCATCACCAAACTTTTACCAGACCCACTGCCGCCTGCAAAGATGTTTAGTTCTGCTCTACTAAATCCGCCATATAACAAACGATCCATTTGTGGCCAGCCTGTACTTACTTGCCCGCCGGCATCAAAGTATTTGCTAAACATACCTTCGGGGTCATCCCAAAAATTCATTCCTAAGTCTTTGGTTAAACTGATTTGCACTGCATCTTTGATTAGTTTTTCAACTGGATCAAAGTCGCCTTTTTCGAGTAAATCTGCACTTTTTAAAATTGCACGTTCAAGTTCTTGACGTTTAGTAAAAGATTCAAATTCTGCTAAAAACCAATCATAATGATCTTCATTTAATTCTGGAACTGTACTAAATTTAATGTTTGTTGCTGCATTAACTTGATCAAGCACTGGCATTGTTTTAAACTCGTCAACGTGCTTTTGTAAAAACTCAGCCGCTGGACGTAAACTTTTGTCAAAATTTTGTGGACTATAAATGTTTTGCACACGAACATAGCTTTCAGCGTCCTGCAACATCATTTCAAGAAATAGTTTTTGTATTTCTAAATTATATTCTTTTAACAATGTTAAATCCTCAATTGTTCTGGCAATGATTCTTGCCAATTTGTTTTGCGTAGTGTATCAAGTTTATTTAAATAATTTATCCAATCGTTACTGGGCTCGCGCAGATTGGTAATCGTTTGTATGATGTCTGTTACTCCAGGATATTTTTCTAACAAGTATAACATATCAAGTGCTAGATCAGTATGACGATCGGACAAGTATTTTAAGTTTAATGCTCTTCCCCCGTAACTCCAACCGTTTATTTCTCTAACAAATACCGAACTAGGATCTCCTTGACTTCCTGTTCGACAATTTTGTTCCCACCAATCAAAAAAGTTTGGCAAATCAAAAATATTATGTACACCAACAATAGCGTCAGCTTCAATTAGTATACATGCTGAATTATACTCACGCAATTGTTGTATATTACGGTTAACTTGTTGCCAATTGGCTGGATATCTTGTATACTCAAATACGCTTCCAACACCATCTAAACTAATAAACAGCCTTACAAAACGAGCTTGGCTCCACAGTCGCAATGTTTCACTGTCTGGCATTATTGTGCCATTGGTGTTGTAGGACAACATAACATTTTTCAACACACCAAGGTTTTCCAACTGCTGTAATATTTTTTTGTTATCTGCATTTAACAATGGCTCGCCGCCAGTAAAGTGTATTTTTTCAAGTTGGGTTAAATCTAAATTTTTCCATTTTTCTTCTGGAAACTTTGCTAGTTTTATTCGTGGTGCGTTGGGTTCAAAGTGATGGTAATCTTTATTCCAAGCACTACTGTATGTCGTACTGCAACTTATACATGCTAGATTACAAGTCAATGATTGTTCAAGATGTAACATTTTTATTGCATCAGTGTTGCTGTTGTTAAAAAGTTCGCGCCATTCAGCACTGGATTTTTCTCGTTCGTTAGCAACATGTCCGGGTATACTACACAATTGTGAACACTCGTTGGGCAGTCCAGATTTGCTTGCATCGCGAATCTTCGCTAGATACGGATCAGCAAAATCAACAACGTCAACTGTTTTCTTTTGTTGCCAACAACACATTGAAATTTGTGTTTCACCTCCTGGCAACGAACCAATAAACAGTCCTTGATTAAAGTAAGGACAACTTGTCATTTTTAATTTTCTTTAACAACTTCTTTTTGTATATTTCAATTTTAACTTTACTGGTTTCCCTTGCTTGCATAATAGAAAATATTGTTGCTAATTTTCCATATTTCTTAACTGCATCATTAACATCTTTACACCCGTCCCAATTGGGAATACTAACTGCCCATCCAAGCTCAACAGCTCTGTTAATCAAGTCAATGCCAGCTTCGTCTTGATCCGGAACTACTGTAATTTCTTTACCTAAATTTCGTATTAGTCTTGCTTGCAAATCATTTATATTATTGTGCATTAGTGCAACACCATTAACACTTAATGCATCAAAGATACCTTCCATTACCAATACATGTTCCCAGTTTTCATATTGTCTGTCTGTGTTAAACACATAACCTTGTTGTTGATTGTTTAAGTACTTGGGTTTACGATCATCTAAAAAACGAGTAGTATGACCAACAATTGATTGCTCATACGAAAATGGAATCAACACACCTTTTCTTGTTTGCTCGATATCAATCATATAAGGATAGTCCCAAGGATCTATGTGTCTAGATTTCAAATAGTCAATAACTTCAACATCTGTTTTATCAATTAATCGCCATGTATCGGGCAATTCAATACTAGAAAATTTAACAGTGATTGTTTCTTGTTTGCGTCTATCATCTAGAATTCCATGAATACTTCTATGCTTTAAACTTTCAAGATTAAGAGCACTGATTTCTGCTTCTGGAACACCAAACCACCCCAACAATCTTTTTGTTTTGAAACTTACTGATCTACCTAGTACAAAACTGGCTTTGTAACCACAATTAAAACAATGATAGCTCCACCCTTCGTCGTTGAAAATTAATCCACCGCGTTGACGTTTATCTGCGGTGGTTCCGTTGTACTGGCAACAGGGTGCGTTAAAACTTATCCAACCACTTGGTGTTTGCTTTCTTTTGGCTGGTAAGTATTCTACCAAATTTAACATGATTATATTATAATAGGATCTGGCATGTTTGTCAAGTACTCTGGCTACAAATATAAATTTTTCTGTATATAACTGATGAATTTGTCTGCTAGGAATCGATGTCCTGCTTCGTTAGGATGTCTGCGTCCAAATCTGTGTTTACCGTCTCGAGGAACTTCTTGATTTAAACAAAAATCCCAATATGAATCAAGTTCAATTGTTTTGTTTGCAAAAACCGGAAACATTAGCAGTTGTATATCTTGTGCTTGAGCAACGCTATCAAACAACGTGGTTGATTCTAACAGTTGCATTTCTCTAAATTCATCGCAATCACTTAGATCCCAATGGTATCTAACCATCATATTCCAAGGAGGATGATCTTCAACCCAGCTTGCCCAAGTTGTGTGTACAAATGGGCGGTTTAGTGTTTGGTGATGTCTATTCCACCAGCTTGTACGTGCTTCATCAGTTAACCCGATTAACACAATTGTACTATCAACGTTGGGATCATTTTGTAGCCATTTTATAAATTCCCAACGTGTAGACACAAGACTGCCGCCCGGAATACCTTTGTTCTGATGTTTAAGATTAAAATGATTGGCTATAAGTCCTGGAAAAGAGTGTGCTTCCCGATACGGAGTGTTTAAACTTTGCCAAGTTGGTATTTTTCTTTGGTCTAAAAATTTGGGATCAACCAGTTCGTCGCCATAAACAAAACTATCGCCAAATGCTACCAGTTGTGTTGGTTTTTTCATTACCTCACTTTAACTTCAAGTATGTATCCAGTGTTAATAATAACTGTTGCTCGTTTAGTGCTGCTTTGAGTAATTGGATTATATCCACTTCCACCATTGGTAACGGTTACTGATGAAACTACGCCTCCGCTTAACACCGCAGTTGCTTCTGCTCCTGCGCCGTTGCCAACAATAGTAACGTTGGGTGCTGCTAGATAACCACTTCCACCGTTTGTAACTGTGATGCCAGTTAATACACCATCTGAACTTACCACAGGTGTAGCAGTTGCCATTGTTCCGATTGATTTGTTAAATGCAAGTCTTAATAACGGGTAGTGTCCTGTTATATTCATGTATACCCAGCCACTTTGATTTAGGTATTGTGTTGACGTTGTAACGTCATACCATTGACTTTGATAGTCGTCAGCGTATTGTGCTTTAACTGTGCCTGTAAAGTTATCCATCTTCATTGCTACTGTAGTTGTGCTATTATTTGTAGCAAAGTGACTACTGTAAAATTCAGTTTGCTGTAGCTGGCTGTAAGGAGGATAGTCTCCAGATTCGTCAGCCCAATTCAAACGACTGTCTTGCCCGGCTTGATTTTCTGCACCAAGATCAACAGTTGGAATAGACACATCCTGACTTGGTATAAATTGAGGCATTACACTATCATTTATATAAGCAGTTCCACGGCCACCGCTTTGCTCGTCAACATATGCAGCTTGTACATAATCGCCGCTAGTACGTTCGATACTCCAGCTAGCAGGGCCGGCTGCAACTGTGTCGGTATCAATAGTATCAAGTACTACTTTTACTCTTCCCAAGTTTGAGCTAAGGGAGGTCATATCTTTGCTAACTAAAACTACAGTGCCGTCTTCACTAATAAGGCGGAATACAAATGTGTTGCCGGTAATGTTGACTGGTTTTTGATCTTGATTTATGAATTCAAAAAGCAAAACATTATCGACGCCTTTGTTGATTGTAAGAGGTTTTGAATACATAGGATTAAATCTCGCTTTAAAATAGGCACCACTAGTATCCGGTAATAACACCGAATGAATTTGCTGATATAAGTATAGTGTGGTCGAATACATTTTTATATAATCTCTTTATTGGTATTTATGGGCAAAGAACTAATAACAAAACTATCAGAAAAGTATCCTTTTATAACGTTGTGCATTTACAGCGACATTGAATATGTGGGTATTATTCAAAATAGAAACAACGATATTACAACAATGTATGACTTTGCATTGGTCCAAGACCAACGGCAAAAACATGATTTTTTAGAATTAGGTAATGTTTGGTGGTGGGAATCTAACCGCCAAATCCCTATTAACATCTTTCTCAAGGACGACTGGAATCAATTTAAATTTACATTAAGAACTTTCACAAATAAAGAACTTGAAATTGTCCACGGTCCTGTTTGTTGTTTGAATAATATATCTGCTGCCAAAAAAAGCAAAAGAAGAAGTATTACTCTTGTAAAAAAGATGAATTAATTAAATTCATGTGAATCATTACCAGTCTTGCATATGCACAACTATGCGACTTCTTAAATGCATAAGCATCGTTATCAGGTTTATCCCATACAGTCTCCGCTACTTCTTTCCATGGTTTACCTATTAAATGTTTTTTGCCTGGGCGTATAATTGCTAAAAACATCATAAGTCTAACATCACTATCAACTGCTTCTGGCATTTGTATTAGTGTGTCATAATGATTACCTACGTGTACCAATTGTGAACAGAAGTCAGGATTGTACAGTTTTTTCCAAGGTGGTGCTGTATTGCGTAGTTCTTCAAAGTGTACTTGATCTCGTATGTGCTGATAAACACTCATGTTTAAGAAATCAATTTTGAAGTATCCTCGTTCTTCGGCTTGTTGATAATCAATTGATGCGTAGTTTTCAAATGGGTTAGTAGGAATGTTGGTTACATACACACCGCTATTGTGTTTGCGCTCAACACCGTTTGTTACTTGCATTGCCGGCGTATATTTTATTAAATTTAGTATTTGCTCTCTATCAGCAAAATCAATATCAACATCAGCCAAACTGCTCATTACAACCCTGCCTGTTTTAAAATTTCTTTGGCGTACTCTGCATCAGCAACATAATCCAAAAACTTTTTCTGCCAAAAGTCAGGATCAATTATAGGCCATACAATTCTAATATGTTCTTTGTTTAACTCGCCTAAAAATTTTGTTCCGCTATCGCAACTGTATAAAACCCAAGGCGAGATTCTTCCTGTAGTAATAGCATACACTAAACCATTATGATTGCCATATCTTAAAAAATCTTTTGATTGCATGTTGTGTTTTTCAGCCCATGCTACACCATATTCAATACCACGTACCAATGCATCTGACACAGGCTCATGACGTAGATAATCATTCAAGTATTCTTCGTAATTTTTATCCTTGCACCAATGATCAATTTTTTTGTTGTTGTTTAAAAGCCATTTAATAAATGCATTGGGGTTGATGGCTTTTACACCAATGGCATACCTACCAAACTTTACAAACGCACGATAATATGGACTTTTGATAAATTCATCATGTGTTTTAAACTTAGCACTACCTTGCGAAGTTTCATAAAACTCTCTATATGCATGATATCCCAATTGCACACTGCGTTCATTGCGCTCGGTGTGACGGCGTTTTGGCTCACACATATGAGCCACTAGTGTACTTTCACGACGAAAGCTCTTGTTACAATAAGAGCATGTATGTTCTTCGTCAATTGTTGGATTCATACTTTTTTAGTTCTTTCTCAACATCTTTTGCACTTACCATTTTTGCCAACACATCTAAGTCATCATTTTTGTACAATGGATACAGTTTTCCAAGTAGTTTACGAGTTTTTGTTTCATTTCGTTTAGCAGCTATCCAGTTGTGTCTGTGTTGCCCCAAACCAGGACTTACTGAGGTTGCTAGTAACCACTGTAGTTTTGGAAAGCGATTAACTGTAAAAAAGTGTTTGTTTACCCGCTCGTTTGTTGCAATCAAATAAAATTCTTGTAGCTCTTGACTACCTTCAACACAACTGCCCCATCGAATCATAAGATAGTTACTGAACTTCTTTTTCTCTTCGTCGGTTAATTCATCATAGAAGTTTCTATTCTTAAGATCGAATTGTTTCATTTCATTTGAAATATGCAGTTTATCCACGCTACCATGCCTTGTTATAATCAACTACTTCGCAATTGCGACTTACGTCACGTATAAAATAAACGCAACGTGGTTCGGGTGTGTCATCAATTGGCACACACAAAAACTGTCCATTTTTTAGTTTAGGTGAATACCAAGTTACTTCATTGTATACATCTACAATTTCAATTTCTGCATAAGTTGGAGAATAACTTGAAAGTGGATTAAAAATAAATGCTTTAAACCCTCGGTCGTTTAACGAAGTTAACGGCAATGATTCAAGATCTCCCAAGTCATGCTCGCCTATAAGTATTTGCCAATCCATTGGCATTTTTACAGTACGATCTCCAATACGCAATACCAGTGCAGGACTAGTAAAACTTTCTAAAAAGATTAATGGAATAAAATAATAGTCTGGGTCATTGGGGTTTGAATTATCAAAAATTGAAAATCTTAAATCGTCAATTTCGTCTGGCAGACTATCGAGCTCATATGGTTTGTTTTCTAAAGTAAGTATTTGCATAGTATAATTTTACACTCTTCCTGTGTTATTGTCAACTAAAAAATTAGTGTCATGTTTCCTAATCATCTTTGTGTAGTCTGAAAATGTTTTAGGAAAAGATTCGTTACGATATTTGTCCACCATTTCGGTCCAAGATTTAAATTTGTCCCAGTGTGTTTCTAAATACCCATTGCTTAATGCTTGTACAATTGGATCAAGCTCATTTCGATTTGAAGCTATAAGTTTTTCTTTAATTTCTTCTGCTATAGCAGGAGGTATGTTTCTAATAGAATAGTAGTGTGGAAACCAAGCAAGTATTAAAAATGTATTCAACCCAAGTTGATCAAACTCATCTAGCAACTCTGGCAAGTTGTACACGTTCATTATTGTTACTGTGGTTGCTACCAGTAATGATAACTTGATTCTTTTTGATTCCTTAAGGTTAATAAACCAGTCTATGTTTTTTCTTACTTGGTCCCATTTTCCTGGATGCCTAATATAAGTGAACTTTTCTCCCCATCCATCAATGCTTAAATTAATATTGACATGATTAAACTTGGATAGAATATCGATTAATTGATCGTCAACACGTCGAGTTACATTTGTGCTAATGTTTAAGTTTATTTTTTTAGCGTAGTCAAGATCAATAAGTTTTTGTAAAAACTTAGGCACTTGGTTGTCAAGCAATGGCTCACCACCATAAAATTCTATACGTACTACATTTTCACAGAACTGTATAATTTCGTCAATTTGTTCATCTGTAAACGTTTTTGTTTCTGTTTCTTTAAGATAAAAATTCTTTTTTAATCCGTAGTGTTCTGCGTAATATTTTCCTTCAACTGCTAGCGTAATACTGTCAGCTGAGTTACAACTACGGCATCGTAAGTTACAAACGTTTCCAACTTTGATTATAAGTTGCATTGGACCTTTTTTATAATGTTCAGGATCCATTATGTCTGATGCTGTTTTGCCGCTATCAAGTATTTCTGTTTTAGTACCTGTGGGGTCTAATGTAGGGTTCCAATGCAATACACGCTCACTGTCCATACCCACTGCTTCTTCGTCCCAACATCTATGACAAACTTTATGCTTTTTGTTTTCAAGCATGTGTTGTCTAAAAGCAGACAATTCAGTGTTTGTCCAAATTTTTTGCAAAGGTTGTCCATTAAAATTCCAAACACTACCGCCAAGTGCTGGACAAGGACTTACATTTTTTGATGGATCAAATGTCATGTAAGCAAACGGTGCTAGACAAATGTTTTTGGGAAATGTATTATCTACCATTCTAACTTCTCAAGAGTAAATGGATAATTTGCTTCTCGATAATATGCTTTACGTTTTGTTAAGTGTCGTTTTGCAAATTTACAAGTGCTTGTAATGTCCCAAATTTGAACATGGTCTTTGTCTTCTGCTTTACGAATACCTCGACCTATACTTTGAATAACACGTACAAAAGACTTACCAGGCTCAAGTAAAACAAGATTAAAAATCCTAGGTATATTAATACCAACGGCCGCAACACCATATGTTGCAACGATAATTTTGTCAGTAGCCTCCGCCACTTCGTCATAATGTTCTTGCCTTTCTGTACCTTTGGTAGCGCCAGATACAAATACTGCACGATCGCCAAGACGCTCAACTAGTGCATGTCCTGCAGCAACTCGATCAACAAGTACAAGTGTGTTACCAGTTTCGTTTACTTCTTTAACCAATGCTGATATAGTATCAAGTCTACCTGATTCTTCAAGCAAATACTTTAATTCGCTTTGATAGTTTGAGAACTCAGCATTGTCAATTAATTGTACAATATTGACATGGCAATTTGCTAGTACACCTTGTAACTGCAATTCATTTGCAGTAAGTTTACTTATTACAGGGCCAATGCTTACATGCAAGGCTTCAAATTCAAACTTTTCTTTTGGTACTGTGCCTGTTAATCCCCACCTAATAGGCACATGCGACATCACACCTGTTAACAATGTTTTAAGTGCATCTGCTTTTGCCATGTGTACTTCGTCGACCATAACACAAACTACATCTTCTAAAAACTCTCCAATAGTACATTCAGCAACGCCATTTTTTGTATTTTTTAACAATACATTCAAACTTTGCCAAGTACAAATAGTATGTGTCTTTCCCCATTCTTTGCGTTCGCCAAAGTATACACCAACATCTAAGCCTAAATTAATATAATCTTTTTCTGTTTGTGTTACCAAGCTCTTGTTTGGGACAATAACAATGCTTCGTCCGTGTGGCTCAACACAATGACTTAATGCCGCAGTCATAATAGTTTTGCCTGCGCCAGTTGCTACTTCTTGCAAACACTGCGGATTTTTAAGAAAGTTGTTAACAATCTCAACTTGGTAATCACGAAGTACAATTGGTTGTCCTGCTGCAGGGTGTCCTTTGGGCCAAGTCTTATCTGAAAAAGTATCTTCAGTTACTTCTTGTAACTCAAAACTAGTTTTATAGTCTCGGTTGTCTACAAGTTCAATGTCGTAATTGTATTGATCAAGAACTGGAACAATTTCAGGCAATAGATTTACAAAGCTGCTACCTCCAAGTTGGAAATAAGCAACCTTGCCGTCCCATCTCCCTAGTTTCACTGCCGGCAGATATCTAGCATACGGAACTTCATACTTGAATTTGTTATGCAGTTTTCTGCGGGCATCAAGATCAAGTCCAGTAAACTTACAGTTCACTTCATCATTAATAATTAATTGTACAGTTTTCATTCACACCTACCAACAATATATTTAAGATTATACACGACATAAACTTTAAAGTCAAGAAAAAAGGAACCTTTGGTTCCTTTTCCCATCCTAGTTAGATTAGCCGTGTCGCATACAAGTGCTTTCAGCAAGTGCTTTCCAATTAGAACTAACCTTAGTCAAGTCAGCAATTTTAAGTGCCATACGCAACGACATCTCACGCAAACGATCTTTGTTTTCGTCCATGAATGTAAGAATTTCGTCACCAGTTTCTTGACTAAAATCATAGTTTCTAAATAGATCTCCATCCCGGAAGATCTGTTTAATGCGTAAAAACTTATCACGCATTGTATCCAATGTCAAGTCCAAATAATGACAACGAGATTGCAATGCTTCTAAGTGATCTTGTAACTTTTTGCTACGCACATTTTCAAACTTGATGTTTGTAATAAAAATTGCACTGCCTTTGAAATCAAAGTTATCCGGGATGCCTTCATTACGCAATTTAGAGCTATCAGCATTCCAATAAATTCGACGCTTCTTGCCGCTATCCAACGCTGCTTTAAGAATGTTCAAGCTCAAGTCGTCCATCAATACGCTGTCACAATCATCAAACACAATAACATTGTTTGCATCGCTATTGTTGTAAAGAGTACAGTATAGTCCAATAGGTGTCATTGCACCTTTGATAATTGAGTGCTTAACACGTCTACTAGAAATAGTATCAAACAAACTTGCTTTTTCTAGTTCTTCTTGAACACCAAAACTTTTACCAACACCCGGAGGGCCAACAACAATCATTGCTCGCACATCACCGTTGATTGACGCTTTTGTCATCTCGTTAAGAATACTAAAACGAGTGCCAATACGTTCCATTACTTCTTCATCTGTTTCAAGATGAATTACTTTGTTATCAACTGCTTGAGCTTGTGTTGCCATAGACTCTCCATCTACATATTCAATGTCATTAATGTCTTGTACTTTGATGCGAACTTTACCGTAATCTGGCCCAAAATAACCATTACTGTCAACGGTTACGAAACCGCCTTTGGCACCAGTTTGAAAACCTTTGATAAGAGGGAATTGAACATTTGTTACACTGTGGTTGCGGTAAATGCCGTTTTTAACTAGGATAGTACTCATGTGTGTTGTCCTGTGTGTTACTGTTTAAACTGATTATAGTATATACTACTTTTGGTACCTTGTCAACCTATTTGGTACCTTTATGTGCAAAAACTTTCGCCAGTAAACACATTTACGATTTTTTCACCTGGTCCGAAAGCGGCGCGAGCCTCAAAACGTTCTTCAGCGATTTGCTCAGGAGTGCGATTTGCTTGGGCTTTGATGTAAGCCTCGATAGCCAACTTGTTGCTAACTTCGCGAGCTGCTTCAGTAGCATCAACGTGTTGTTGAGTAATCAACCCAGCTTCTAGCAACTCAGACATAGCATCAGCCATCAACGGACGATGTTCGTAAGTACCATGGAATCCTTTTTCAAATTCCCAGCCGCATACAAAATCTTTAATTACAACTTCACCGTTTTCAAATTTGTCAGTTATGTAGCTCATGTATTGCTCCGTTGCTTTAGTTTATATACGTATTATGACCTATTTTTACCAAAATGTCAACCTTTTTTTGACCTAATAATATTAATAAAATCAAAGACTTATAATTTTTTTGAGATTTGTATCAATTTCAATGACTTATAAATCTAATAAAATCAATGACTTACAGCACAACAAGAAAAACCCCGCAATTTGCGGGGTTCAAAAGTAAGGATTTTTACATATTGTTATTAGTAATCAGTACGTACCCAACTGTCGGGCACCTGGTGATATGGCATTGCATCAATTTGTGCTTGTAAATCTCCACCTGAATCTAAGAACCCAGCTGGATCAATATGGAAAGTTGTCATTAGTGTTTCGTTGGTTGTTAGTTTAAAACGAAAATTGCCAATTCCTCTTGTATCTTCGTCTTGTACCCAATCAGGAGGTGTTACACCGCCAATTGTTGGACTTAAAAATCCGCCGACACCATTATAATCTAGATTTAAACAATCAAATTCGTTTGCACAACGCTCTGCTAATGTTGCTCCTTCACTGAATGATCCCCACGCAACTTTGCGTATATCGCCTGCTGCTGGTGATGTTTCATCAAGTTCATCAAATCCCATAACCACAACATCTGAAGTTGGGGTTTTACTAGCATCACTGGTAACATTATCGTACTCGGGAATATTTTCAGTATCTGGGATAATTTCCCCTGTTGCTTCCCATTTGGTCATCCAACAAATATAATTGCCTTCGCCATCTTTGATGTATATGTCGCCGTCAGTTGATGTAATTTGTAAATCAACATTTCCTGAAGTTCCGTCATTGATATCAAATTCACACAAATGACCATAGGTACGAACCGGATCAGCTGGTGATGATAATACATCAGTTACTGGGCCATTGTACACTTCAACACTGTTCATTGTTACCCTTATATTAGCGGTGCCGCTTTCGTTCCACGCCACGCCAGATAGTTTAAATTTTCGAGCCATGTTAAGTAATCTCCTTACTGTTAATGTTATTTATGCCCAATACCTAATTATCTCAGGATCATTTACTTCATGTGGCTTTGGATTCCCATGAAATACTAAAAAACTTGTTTCAGCATCAAATTTAGTTCCTGTTCCGGGTTCTCGATGATGCCTTTTTTCAAAAATATATCCGCCGTCAAGTGCTTGCCAACGCCAACTCATAACATATTTAGGATCAAACGTTCTGCGTTCGCGTTCAAGAATATGGGCAGTAATGTAGTCTTGGTCACCTTGGTATCTTCCTCGTATAATTTTAATATCTTTGTTGTTAAATTCATTCCATATATAATCAAATCGTCTAGTGTCCCACCACATAATACTAGAATTTAATCCTTTAAAATGCTGCCGCCACAGCCGTCTAAAATCTTTAATAGCCCAAAAATATCTTGTTGGTAAGTCTACAATCCAATCGATGTTGCGCACAATAACCATGTCTAAATCTAAATAAAGCATCGGGCCAGCATGATGTTTGGGGTTAAACAACTGCATTTTGTACCACCAACTTTGTCTGCGTCCTGAAATACCTGGCCACTCTTCGAGTACGTGTTTTACCATATGATCGGGTACTTCTCTACTGGCTTCGGTATAAACATGTAATCTTATGTTACGTGTACTATTTCGTTTAAGCATGCTATAAAGTTTTTCAACATATTCCCATTTATATCCATCACCATGAATTACGCATGCACAGTCAAGTGTATCCGAGTATTGGGCTGCAAAATCGTCTACGTTTTGTATATCTGATATTGGATCTTGTTGTGCAGATCTTGCCAGTGCTTTGGCTTCACGCTTTTGCTGCTTTAATTTTCTGTGTTCGTCTTTGTTCATTATAAATTTAATGCAGGTGCTAAACGATCGCACCATACTCCTTTGGCAATTTCGTCAACTGTGTATTCTGTATGGCATATTTTAATAAACCAGTCGTTACGATCAAATGTAGTAAGATTTTCAATATTATTGATTGTATTGCTAACAGGATATGCTAGACTTGTTTTATCAACAACAATCTGAGCACCGTTAATGGCTGCTTGAATACCCGGTCCACTGTTGTAATTAATTACTGTATAATAATTATAATCAATGTTAAAATCGTCATAACTTTTTGCCACCTTTGTTGGACGTTCAAATTCAACTCCAGTCCTAACCAATCTGTTTCCGTTTAAAACTGATCTTGGATGAGGACGTACAACTATAGGTCTGTCCGATGATTGCTGTATTGTTCTTATTTGATTGTTGATCCATTCTTCCTGGTCGACATCTTTTAATTGTAAACTTTTTTTGTGTTGTCCAGCTATTAATATTTTGCCATTGTTGGTTTGCTGTGTTTGTAATGCAACACCAAGTTTTTGCGGACGGTCTAGATCTAAATTATCTTCATGTCCATAGTGTCCTTGTGCGTTTATGTGGTTTACAGCAATTTTCCATGTTATGTTGCGTTTTAATGCGCCAACATCTATTACTATTACTGGCTTTCCGCTGTTAATAAAATGATTATATACTTCTTGATTTGAAGCCATTCTTCCATTCCATAACACGCTCCATATTACTGCAATATCAGCGTCCATATTATTTTCTTGTATATCTAGCCCTAGTCTGCTGTTTGCAGATACAAGGAACTTAGACATTACGTCTTTTGAATTTAGTGCGCAACCATTTGGGAACCAGGTGAGAGTCATACCAATAAATACCTCTACAATGACAAAGTATACTGTAGTTACCACATTTAACGAGAAGGGTTATAATCATTACGGCCAACGTATGATTGAGACATTTGTGGCCACCTGGCCACAGGAAATTGAGCTATGGGTGTATGCAGAAGCATGTGAAGTTATTACACATGCACCAAACGTTCGTGTGTTTAATCAAGAACAACAAGTACCTGCATTGCAGGCATTTAAAACCAAGTGGCGCGATGTTCCTAAAGCAAATGGCGATGTTATGGATGATCCCATTAGAAGCAAACGC